GCCATTGCTAACACAAACGCGAACGCAAGTGAACAGCCCACCACAAACACCAAGCGTGCTTTGAGTTCGTCTGCGCTGTAACGGTGAGAAGGTCTGAACATTTACACGCCTTTGCAGTCTGTGCCCATCATTGCGCCGCACGACGGCACCAAATCATCAGGGCAAGTGCCCCACACCGCACATTTCGGCGGTTTACAGTCTTCGAGTTCCCAGTTGTCAGGGTTCTGGCAGGGATACCGATAACCACCGTCATAGCCGCAGCTGGCGGTGATCAGGATTGTTGCGGCCATCATGGCTGCTTTCACTCCTGCAAGCCCCAAATACCGATAGCGGTAATCGCAAGCCCTACAAGTACAAGTATCGTTGCGCGAATCATGCTGGCGGGTCGGGAAAGTCTACGTCAGGCCAGTTTGGGTTGTTTGGTAGGTCTCGCAACTGTTGGCGATAAACCGCCCAATCTTGTTTTTGCTGGTCGGTCAGTTGATTGTCGGCAAGTTGTGACCAGTCGCTTGTGAATAACCGCCAGTCCCGCATGTTTCGTACGTCTTGCTCTGTTATTTCCATATCAACCACCAATCCTGATAACCGACATCTGAGGCCGTGTCATTATTTTTGCTGATCCCGAATTTTGATAGAATTTTGATTCGACATAATCCGTTGTCCCGTTTAAATACAGCACGCCGGAAACGGTGCCGCCCTCGCACGCCGTACTTGTTACGTCCAACCTTGACCAGTTCACGGTGTTCTTAAATATGAGATAAAGACTTCGACCGTTTACTGATGCCCAATTGGTTTGTTCGATTGTCGCAAGATAGTAGCCGGCAAGGTTTGGTGTAATTCGACTGTTGTTCGTTGAAGTGTCATGCCAACCTAATGGATCGTAGACTTCTTGGTCATAGTTTATGATGTCAAGCGAATTGTTTGGGAATGATTGACTTGCGGTGTACACAATGGCAGCCGGTAATCCTGCGTTTAAATCGGCTGCCGTTAATACGTCGCCACTAGACCATGTGCCAAAAGTTGCCATATTGCTATCCTAATCTGTTCGTGTCCAACACGCCGAGAGTGTCCGAATCCAACACAAACGACTGATAATCCTGTGCCGGCAACAAATCGAGGGTGATTGTTGTGCGGCCTGGTACTGCTTGAATGGTGCGACCAGCAATTAAACAGTTATCAGTCACTTGCGTGCCGGCAGTCGGTGTGTATGTCACGGTTGCGTTTTGCCATAGGCCGTAACGCACATCGAGAAGTTGTGCGAGTTCTTCTTTGCTTCCGCTGTTTGTGTCAGCGAGTGTTGCCGATTGAACACTTATTTTGCGTGCTTGAAAATGAATGTTGCTAAATCGTTCAACAATGTTGTCGGCCATGCGTTGCGTGTCGGTGTCAAGCAGCATTGACGAATCGGCCGCAAACAAAGATTTGATTCCTGTTGTTGAAGTTGAATCGCTATTGTTGGCTTCAACGGTGTTGGTCGTGAACGATGAACTGATGGTTGCCTGATTGATGACACGTTCTATGTCATAGCCTCGATCAATAGCGTTCACAGGTAGTTCACCTGACGCTGGTGTTCCTTCGGTGAATACAAAGGTAGTTGCGTTTGCATCGGTACGGCTTAGCGTGTCACCAACGATTGCCGCGTCATATCGTGCCCAATCGTTGCCTAAATAAGTCCATTTGTCGATCGTCGTAGGCCAAATCACCGATGGCACGCCGGCTTGATGTCGAGCAATTAGCACGTCACCAAGAGAATCGCCAGCATTGCCTTTGTAACCTGTCGTGACGGTGCCGGCTGCGTAATAGCTGACATCTCCAACGAAACCACGATACACACCTAAATCTTGGTCAAGTTTGGGCAAACTTGTTTCGCCGCTTGGAACTCCCTGCAAAGTGAAGGTGTCAATTATCCGGTTGGCCCATTCTGTCCAGTCGTATGACGTGGAGTTACTGAAATCGTTGCCGTACAAGCCTCGTGCGCCGATCGATAACCAATCGGAGGCGGTCAACGTCACGATTGAGGTTACGCCGTCATCTCTAATGTCGAAGTCATCAATGATGCCGTGAAACACTTGGGCGGTGTCTGTCGTGTTGATTGTGCAGCTGATGAAGACGGCTTGTTGAAACCATGCAACGCTTGAGTAGGTGCCGCCTGCGCCAGGTGTCAATGCACCATCAAAATTGTTGAGCGTTATCGTCACCAAATGCGCTGAAGGCTGCATGAAACCTAACGGTTGTTTGATGTTGATGCCGGCTACACGGTCGGTGAAATCGGTGTTTGTGTCTAAACCACCAATGGTCACGTTCCATTCAAGGTCAAGGCTCACAATTTGATGCCTGACGCTGTTCTTAGTGGTAAACCGCCGCGCCTGCGGCCTTCACGTTCTAGGGCTTCAAGCACATCGGCACCGTTAGAGCCGGCCGGCATGTTGATTGTGACGTTCATTCCGCCACCGAATCGGCCTAACTGGTCGAGCGGTATGACGGCTTCGGGGCCGGCTTCGCCAACAATGCCGAGTGTGGGTGCTGTGATGATGCCGCCGTTGGCAAATTGTGGCACAGCTCCCATTAGTGCCGCAATGTTGACATCTGGCACGCCGAATTGTGTTAGGTCTGTTGGTATTTCGCGTCCACCCAAATCAACAATGTTTTGCATGAGCCAGGCTGCGCGCTGAAGGTCGCCTGTGTCGATTTCGAGTTTCAACACCTCAAAGAAAGCGTCGTCAAGGTCTTGTCGGCCTTCTCGCAAGGTGCGTAACGCTTCGTATGCTTCGTTCTGTGCTTCTTGCCAGGCTTCTGAACCTTCGGTAACGCCTGAAAGTTTTGTTTGAATTTCGGCAAGATCTTCAACAAATTGGTCGGTTGCTTCTTGTTTGTCTAGTGAGTCAAAGAAACGATCGAGGCGTGTCGTTGCAGTTTCAACGCCTTCGTTTAATTTGTCTGTTTCAACATTGACACGGCCGAGTGTGCTTTCCCAATCGTCGCCGGCACGCCGTACACCGTTGATGGAATACATAAGCGGGTCAATTGCTTTTTGCGCTTGTTCGCTTTCGTGCTCAAGTGCTCGCAAAGACTTGTTGGCAAGCGCATCAACGTGTTCAGCTGCCTCTTGTGCTTGCTCGGCGAGTTTCGGTATTTCTGGAATATCGATGCCGGGTATTTTGTTGATCGCTGAGATGATGATGTTCAGCGCATCAATCCACAGGTTGATGTAGCCTCTGATTGCGTTCCACACGGTTGAGAACACAACTTTGAGTGCATCAATTGCGTGACCAAGAATGTTGAACTTCATTTGCAGCACAACGATTGCTGCGATGATTGCCACAATGATGCCGATACCTGTAGCAACCCAGAGAGCCGTGAACGACCCGGCAAGCACAGAGTTGAGCGTGGTGGTGATGGCTTGCACCGTGTTGTAGATCGCCATTGCGGTGTTGAGCGCCACAATTGCGCCGGCAAGCGTGCCGACAACAACGCCGATGGTCACAATGAGATCGGTGTTGTTGCCAATAAAATTGGCCATTGATTCAAGGATTGGCAACAGTTGTTCGAGTACCGGCAGCAACGCTTTGCCGATTGCTTCTTTGGCGTTGTCCAACTCAATTTTCATGAGTTTGAACCGGCCTTCAAGCGTTTCGGTCGAGTCTTGTGCAGCGCCACCAAACGTTGCGGCGAGCTGTGCCATCACCTCGTCGGCTGACGCACCGCTGGCGATCATGTCGGTGAGCGATTTGTCAAGTTCTTTGAGTGGCCCTACTTCGCCTTGAAAGCCTTCCTGTAATGCTTCGGTAACTGTTTCAAGGTCTTTGCCGGTTGCTGCAGCAACATCAAGCGCCAACGTCATCAAATCTTGTGCTTCGGTAACGTCACCTGTAGCACGCACCAAATTTGCAAACGCCGGCCGAAGTTCACTATCACTTACCGCTGCAGCCTTTTCGGTTTCAGCAATGTACGTTTCAACCGCTGCAACTTGTGCTTCGGTTGCTTCGGTTGTCGCTTTGAGTGTGCGCGCTAACTCGGCTTGTTGTGCGGTGTCTTCGATCGCTGCTTTGACCGACAGACCTGCGGCTGCTGTTAAACCGGCGAGCGCTGCTGTAGCCGGCAGAAACGCTTGTTTCAATGCGTAGCCGGCTTTTGCGCCTGCGCCTTCTAGTTTCTTGAACTCTTTGATGGCACGGTCAAGGCCTTTGGCTTCGAACTCGGTTACTAATGGTATGCGTGCCATGTCATGCTGCCCTGTCTAATGCTTTTTCAAGTTCCAACGACCATTTATCGATAACGTCTTGCAGTTCCCTGTTCAAATAGAAAAGGTTTTGTTCAACGGCCGGCCACAAATAGCGTGGTGATTCGCTTTTAGCGTTCAAAGCGGCGACAAAGCGGTCGCCAGCATTTTTTGAATGTATGTCGCCGGCACGCCTGCGGCCTGCGTTCTCGTAAATTGCGCCGGCACCGTCTTTTTGGATGATTGACAACAGGTTGATTTTGTTGTCGGGGCCGATAGGTCGAACATCTGTTTGTGCGACGATGCCTGAACGTGCTTTCTTTGTCCAGGCACGATCACCGCCGCTTGAGCGTGCCAATGTCCACTTGCCCCAGTTAGTTAGGGCTGTGGGTTGTGGTACAAGTTCGCGTGCTCGATCAACAACTGGTCGTGCAGCTGATTTCATTTCGCGTGGCAACAGGCGTGCTAGTTCGGGTTCTACCTTGCGGAGATAGCGCACAACGACACCGATGCCTTCTGTGTCGATTTCAACGCCTTTTAGCACGGTTCTGTTCTTTCACTACGTCATTTACGGTGTACAGGTCTTTCACGTCGAACTCTATGTGATGAGGCCACCAACCAACGGCAACTAGCAGTTCTGCTAGTGCTCGTCGGTGGGTGCCTCGTTGGTAGGGCGTTCGTCGCCTTCTCCAATCACTTCGAGTTTCACAACTTTCTTGACGAAATCATCGAACACGGCTGGCACAACATGGCCGGCTTGTTTTGATGATTCGTAGGCCAGGTAGGCGAGATCTTCCATTCCGATGCCTTGCGCTAGGTTGCTGGCTTTCGTTTTGAATTTTCTTTCCCATGCCACGATTGTGAACAGGTTGGTTTCTACCTGATATTGGTCGTCTGCTGTGGTGACTTGAATATTGAGTTGCATTGTCGGTGCTTTCTATGTTGTTAGGTCAGGGTGTCGTCGAGCGAACGTAAGTACCGCCGGCAAATGACAGGTCGATGGTTTGCAATGCACCGAGTGCGCCGTTGATCGGGGTGATGCTGGCGAGGTACATGCCGGTAAACGTGTACTCAGGGTTATCTGTGCCAGCGGTGGTGCTGTCGGTTGCGTACACAACTACCGAGGTCGTTGTGCCCACCAACGATGCCAAATTTTCTTCGACTTCGCTGC